AGCAAAACAAGGTCGTCAAATTTCTTTGCCTAAAAACCAAAGTGAAACTTATGTAGCACGTCGTTATGTTCCTTATAACGCGACTGCTGGTAATCCAAATATCTTCTTCCAAAACGTAGCGGGTGATCGTGGTGCGGCAATGGCTAACGCACACTTAACGCAAGAAGGTGTTACACCACAAGCGGATACTATCGTAGCGCAAGACATTACTGCGGTAATCAATCAATACTCATGCTTATACAGCTTCACTGATAAAGTAGCTGATTTGTACGAAGATGATATTCCTAAAGCAATGGTGGAACAAGTTGGTGAGCGTGTTGCGCTTGTTAACGAAATGATTCTATTTGGTGCTTTAAAAGCGTGTACTAACGTATTCTACTCTGGTACAGGTACTTCTATTGCAACAGTTAACGACTATTTGAAATTAGCAAATATTCGTAAAATCACTAAAGCAATGCAAGCTAACCATGCTCGTCCTGTAACTAATACATTAAAAGCATCGCCAAATATCGCTACTCAACCTGTTGAAAGCGGTTATGTGATTGTTTGCCACACTGATTTAGAACCAGATTTGCGTGATATTGCTGGCTTTATTCCAACATCACAATACGCAAGCGGTACACCAATGCCTAATGAAATTGGTCGCGTTGAGCGTTTCCGTTTCATCACTTCACCAGATTTACCTGCTCAATTGAGTGCTGGTGCGGCTATCGGTTCAACTGGTTGCCAATCAACTTTAGGTACAAGCATTGACGTATATCCTTATTTCGTATTTGCTCAAGATGCGTTCTCGCAAATTGCATTACGCGGTAAAGAATCAATGTCACCTACTTTCATTCCAGCGGGTGAAAAAACTAAATCTGATCCGCACGGTCAACGTGGTTATGCCGGTTCAATCTGGTGGAAAGGTGTGATGATTGAAAACAACCAATGGATGGCGTTAGGCTATACTGGCGTTAAATCACTTTAATTAATATCTGCGCCAAGTTAACTCTTGGCGCACTCCTCAGAGGATTTTGAAATGGCTGAAAATACAACTTATGTAGTGACCAGTAAAACAAACGATGAAGATTCGCAACTTGATACTTTCATTCGTTTATCATTTGACGCAACAACTATCGTTGCAGCGGACTATGTTGAATTAGATATCGGCTGTAAACCACGTTACGTTTGTGTAGAAAACTTTACTGACCTTTCTAAATTTGAATGGTACGAAGGTGTAACCGCCACTGTATCTGCGGGTTCATTTGTTGCAGGTACTGTTTATACAATTGCGACTATTGGCTCAACTGATTATGTTGCAATTGGGGCACCGTCTAATACTGTTGGTGTAACATTTACGGCAACAGGTGTTGGTGCAGGTAGCGGCACAGCGGTAACTAATGATAACGTATGTATCAAAACCGTTGCAGCGGGTACTCGTACCTTAGTCACTGCTAACTCAATTTTAGTTCGTGATCGCACAGTTCAATTATCACAAAATGCAACTACCGCAATGATTTTAGCAAGTAAAAACTTGTCGGTTCGCGTATCGGGTTAAGTGTTATTGGCAGTGTGTCTTTTAGGCGCACTGCCGTTTTTTAATTTATCGGAGTTTATAACATGGCAATTCAAAAAGAATTACATACAGAAGAAGTACGCGGCAGAGCAAAACCCACCATTAATTTAGAAGATAGTCTTGTTGATATTCGTGACAACGAAGAAATCATTGTTGAAACAAGTGGTATCGATTTAGATTATCTTGATGAACTTCAGTTTATGGAAGAAAAAGTCACTATTCGTATTGAGCCTTCGGCAGATAGATACGCTCCTCGTTTTGTTGACGTAGCTGTTAATGGTCGCATCGAATGGCTTGAAGTGGGAAAACCTATTGGCGTTGCTCGTAAATATATCGAAGTTTTAGCAAGAGCAAAATCAGATACTTTCATTACTATTGCGCCTAATACTAATGATGAAAATCCTGTGAATTTGATTTCTCGCAACACATCACAAAAATATCCATTCAGTGTGATTAAAGACCCTAATCCCCGTGGATACCAATGGTTGACGACTGTATTGTCACAATAATTTATTAACCGTACTGGAATTAAACCATGACATTTCTTGAACTCGCTAATCGCCTTTTATCTGAAGCAGATATTTCTGGCGCAGGATTAATCACAACGGCAAATCAACAGGGTGAGTACAAACAAGCTGTTGATTACATCAATACTGCGTATGCAGATATTCAACTACAACACGCCAATTGGGATTTCCTACGGGGAGATATGTCATTTAATACCATTATTGGTGTAAATAATTATTCTGAAACGGGTATCAGTTTGCTAGATTTAAGTGAATGGTCGCCCGAAACTATGCGCATCTATTTAACAGCGAATGGGATTGTCAGTGAACAATATCTAATTCCTGTTGAATGGGATGAGTTTAGAGATTTATTCATGTTTGGGAATGCGCGTATTCAAACCGGATTCCCAACACACTTTACTATAAAACCTGCGGATAATTCGCTTACGTTTTATCCTATACCAGACAATGTTTACACGGTAGAAGGCGAGTATTATAAAAATCCTTCTGTCTTAGTAAACGATACCGACACGCCAATTTTTCAATCTCGCTTTCACATGATTGTGGTTTGGCGAGCATTAATGTATTTTGCAACACAACTCAATGCCCAAGAGCTTTACGCCATCGGTAACATTGAATATCGTAAATTACTCTTTAAACTTGAACAGTTTAATTGTCCTGTACCCACTGCTTCGGAAGAACTCGCATGAGAATGAACGCGCTACCTAATGTTAAAACCATGACGCAATACTCGCGTTTTGCCGGTGGTCTTGATTTGGTATCGCCACCTCTCACTATTGATGCGGGTAAATGTATTTCAATTAATAACTATGAGTGCAATGCGCTGGGTGGTTATCGTCGCATTGATGGGTATGAGCGTTTTGACGGCAGACCTTCTCCTAGCGCTCAGAGTTACTACTACTGCCCTTGCACGTTCTCAGCGGCAGTCACAGTAGGTCAAACAATTACAGGCGCTACAAGTGCGGCTACAGGTAAAGTATTACAGGTTGAATCCACTTATCTCATTATCGATAGAGTGACGGGAACATTTGTTCTTGAAAACTTTAAAGTCGGTGGTGTTGTAAAAGGCGCTTTAACTATCCTGCCTTCCAAAGACGGACATCCTACAGGTATTGGTCATGCCACTGCACTTGGCTTAGTAGCGGATGATTATCGTGCCGATATTACTGCTGTAACTGGTAGTGGGGTGCTTCGCGGTGTCTGTATGTACAAAGGCATTGCTTATGCGTTTCGTGATAACGCGGCAGGAACAGCAGTCGATATTTGGAAATCAACTTCCACTGGATGGCAACAAATTACACTGTTCAAATCACTGCCTTTTAAAAGCTGTACGGTAGATGTGCTTGATGGTGTTGTTATTAATCAAAAGAACTCTGGTGCAACAGCGACTGTTAAACGACAAGTAATTGAAACTTCTCAAAGTTTAGATGATTTAGAAGCTACTAGTGACACCACTACAGTGATGGGATTAGGTTCGCATACGTTTACCATTCAAACGGGGAAAGCCTATGTCGCGGGGCAAGCGATATTAATTATTTCAACCGCGTCGCCAACCAACTATATGGAAGGTACGGTAACTTCGTACTCTACTAATCAAATTGTCATTAATATTACAAATAAAGTAGGATCGGGTACTTACGCATTATGGCGATTACATTCCGATCCAATTAATATTCGCAGTGACACTGGTCGCTTTATTGTCACAAGTGTCACCGGCACATGGACAAGTAATGTAGCGGATACGATACGAGTGGGTATTATTGATATCGCTGTTGTTGATAATCCCAGTGGAAATCCTGTTACTCAAATTAGTATTCTGCAAGGTGGTAATTATCAGTTTGTTCAACATAACTTTTCAGCCGCGTCCGATGGTAAAAAATTATATGGTGCAGATTCATTAAATCGTGCCTTTGAGTTTGACGGTGACGTATATATCCCCATTAGAACTCAAATAACCATTGATGCCCCGACCACTATTGCAGCGGTTAACGGTCAACTTGCCTTATCTTATTTTGGAGCAGTTGTATTTTCAGCGGTTGGTAATCCCCATGACTTTAGAACGACTAGTCTAGGGTTTGCAGACATACATGAATTTGGTGATACAGTTACCGGTATGAGTCCGATTGTTGGTGGGGTTCTTGCTGTTGCGTGTCGAGATAGTTTTTGGCAAGTATCCGTTGATGCTCAAACAGGTAATTACAAAGCGGAACTAATCTCTCCAGATATTGGTGCTATTCATTATGGATTAATGAATCTTGGTGCACTTTATTCATTTGATGATAAAGGGATTATCCGCATTGTTCCTTCTTATGTATTCGGTGGCTTTGAACACGATACCATTAGCCGAGCCATTCAACCCGTTATTGATCGTTTCCGAGAAAAGATTGTCGCTACTGCGGTTTATAAAAGCAAAAACCAAGTTAGGTTTTATGCAAATGACGGTACGGGTATTATTATGACAATGACTTCGGGCGTAACGCAAACAGGCGCTGCGACCACTGGTCATGACTTTTCTCAATTCACCTATCCCATCAATATTAGTTACGCATGGAGTGGTGAGGATGCAAGTGGGCGAGATATCGTTTTACTTGGCGATGAAGATGGTTATGTTTATGTTGCTAATACCGGATCATCTTTTGATGGTGAACCTATTCAAGCCTATATCAGAACAGCATTTAATAATGTAAAATCACCCTCAGCAATCAAGCGATTTAGAAAAATTGAAGTTGAGCTTTCAACCGTAGGTTATTCGTATATTCGCTTTAATCCAGATTTCTCTTATGCTGATCCATCTATTGCCACTCATCTTCTTAAATATGAAGAACTGCAAGGCGCAGGGGGTTATTGGGATGAAGCGATATGGAATGAATTTTACTATGATGGAAAGATAGTTTCTCAACCAGAAATCCGCATACAAGGAAGTGGGACAAACATTGGTCTAGTCGTTTTCTCTAATTCGGCTATTGATTTAGGACATAATTTATCGGGCATTGTACTTCATTACACGCCTAGAAAACTAAATAGATAATAGGAAAAAGAAAATGGCAAAAATGCGCTTACAACCAGTAACCTCAGCTCCTGTACCTGTAACCAGTGTAACTGCACCTATAAGCGCTCTTACTCCTGCTACAACACAGGTAACTGCTAATAATCTCCCATCGCCTTTAGTGTTAGCACCATCAGCAAATACTATAGATTCACTTCAATCTGCGGCTAATCTAGCTACTGTAACTGCACCTATAAGCGCTCTTACTCCTGCTACAACACAGGTAACTGCTAATAATCTCCCATCGCCTTTAGTGTTAGCACCATCAGCAAATACTATAAATTCACTTCAATCTGCGGCTAATCTAGCAACAGTTACTCCTGTGACTAAAATTGATCAAGCAAAAGCAACAGCAGATGCTCAAGCAAAGGCTGCAATAGAAAAACAACTTGCTGATAAACCCTATCTTTTAGGCTTAGATACATCGGGAGTTCAAGGAGATATTCCAACTGCTGTTTGGAATGCTTCGTTATCTGCAAAAAGACAAGCTAAACAGGAAGCTGACGATAAAGAGGTTCGGGACTATAGGGCGCAATTAGAACGAGATGCTCAAGCAAAAGCAACAGCAGATGCTCAAGCA